AATTGTCCTCATGGATTAGATTACACTTATGTAAAACGATTCGAACAAGTGTTAAGTGGTCATTTCCACCATAAATCAGAACTAGGAAACATCCGATACCTAGGAAGTCAAATGGAATTTACTTGGGGGGATTTTGGAGATAACAAATATTTTCATATCTTTGATACAGAGACAAGAGAACTTACACCAGTACACAATCCAATTACCATGTTCCATAAAGCATTCTATGATGATACAGAGTCTTCTTTTGAAAAAATCCAAGAAGCTGATTACTCAGAGATTGCAGGTAAATTTGTAAAAGTCATTGTTATTAATAAGGAAAATCCGTATTGGTTTGATTCTTATCTAGACAAGATACACGCACAAAACCCACTACACTTACAAGTAGTAGATGATAATAAACATATGGACTTCTTTGACGATGATGATATTGAAGACATAGAAGACACACTCACTATCCTATCCAAATACGTCAATGGACTGGAAATACAGGGTAAGAAAAAACCCTTAGACGATTTAATGACTTCACTATACCACGAGGCATTAGAAGAACATTCTTTTTTATGATAAATTTTGAAAAAATACGTTGGAAAAACTTACTCTCATCGGGAAACAATTTTACTGAAATAGAATTGAACACCCATCAAACCACTCTTATCTTAGGTGAGAATGGTGCAGGTAAATCAACACTACTCGATGCATTATGTTTCGGATTGTATGGACGTGGATTTAGGAATCTAAAGAAAGATTTACTTATTAATAGTGTCAATGAAAAAGCATTATTAGTAGAAGTAGAATTTTCTGTTGGGAAAAAGGAATATAAAGTAATCCGTGGTGCAAAACCAAACCTATTTGAAATCTATCTTGATGGGGATTTACTCAATCAAAATGCAACAGTAAAAGATTATCAAGAACAGTTAGAGAAACATATTCTTAAGATGAACTACCGTTCGTTTACGCAGGTTGCAATTCTAGGTTCTGCAAACTTTACTCCATTCATGCAATTGAAAGCTGTGGAGAGACGTAAACTTGTGGAAGACCTATTAGATATCAGTATCTTTTCTACTATGCAGGATATACTCAGACAAAGATTGTCTACTCATGCAGAACAAGTCCGTGACACTAAACACGAGATAAATATAATGGAAGAGAGAATCCAAGGGTTATCAAACCAGTTGATTGCACTCCAAGAAAATCGTGAACAAAAAATAGTAAAGTTTGAAGGGTCGATAGATGAAACCCAAACAAACATCGATGATATACTTTCTAAAGTAGAAGAGAAACGTAAGGACATAGAAAGAAGACAATCTACCATTACAGACCAAGGTACGGTAGAAGAAAGAATCAAAGAAGCAACAGATTTATATAAACAGTTAGAGAACCGAAGAAAAACCATTTTAGAGGAAATCGAATTTTATGAAAATCACGATAACTGCCCTACTTGCAAGCAGGGTATAGATGAAGAACACAAAAAGACTCACGTTGCAGAGAAGTCGGAGAAAAAGAATGAGTTGGTTCTTGGACTCAAACAATTACATACAACAATCGGAAGGTCTGAGGAACGCATTGCCAGAATCCATGAGGTCTCCACTGCCATCGAAAGTCACCAAAACCAAATAGCCGTTCTTCAATCAGAAGTTGCATCCAACATGAAGTTCATTCAAAGGATTCAAAAAGAAATTAATGACCTAGAAAAAGAGGGTGTCACAAATTCTGATGCAAAAGATAAACAAATGGACAACGAAGAAAAGTTGGACATCTTACTTTCTAAAAGCGAATCTTTAACAGAACAAGGTCACTACTTTGATATTGCAACAACCCTTCTAAGAGACCAAGGTGTAAAACAAAAGATTATTAAACAATACGTTCCAGTCATGAATAACATGATTAACAAGTATCTCGCACAATTAGAGTTTTATGTCGGATTTGAATTGAACGAATCATTCGAAGAAACAATCAAGTCAAGATTCAGAGACGTATTTAAGTATGATAACTTCTCGCAGGGTGAGAAAATGAGAATTGATTTATCACTATTATTTACATGGAGAGCAATCGCAAGAATGAAAAACTCAGTTAACACTAACCTACTGATACTGGATGAAGTGTTCGATTCTTCACTGGACGTTGCAGGAACAGACGACTTTTTAAAATTATTAAACACCTTGACGGAAAGGACAAATGCATTTATTATAAGCCATAAAGGAGAAGCACTTTATGACAAATTCAACAATGTATTACGATTCGAAAAACACAAAAACTTCTCACGACTTTCTGAATAGGATAAATAGTATATATGAAATCATTCTTAGAACACAAAGACAACCTAATACAAAAACCCTCATTAGAGTATGTGAGTGAAATGACTGTATCTCCAAATTATCAACAAAGAGGAGTATACAACCCTTATTACACTTTAAAGGTTGACGATAGTGTTATCAACACATTGGTTGGGCCAGGAAAATTAAGATACAGGTGTACAGATTCACCAAAGGGTGATGAAATATACACACTAGGAAAGGGAAAATTTACTTTTCAGATTGAATTAGACGGAAACGATACTCATTCATATATCCGTTCAACAAAGAGTAATGTTGACAATCATGAAGGAACAAAATCTCGTAAAAGTGCAACTGCATCTTCTGATGTAAATGAAGTGTTAACAATGTACTTTTATATTCATGGGTCAGAAATGAACCAAGACACAATAGACTGGGAAAAAGAAGTTGCAGGAAGAAGTGGAAATACAGGTGTATTAAAAGGAGACGGTACAGCAGTCACATTTGAAGATATTGTTGAACTATTAGATAAAGACGAAACTGCACAAAGGGATATAAAAATAGGTCAGAAGAATGCAATCGCAGTTAAAAATGATTTGGGCGGCGCAAAAGTTAAAAACGTCTATTGGTGTCCACAAGCAAAACCAGGCGGAGTTGAGAAAAAAAATCCTTCCGACACTATGGTTGAGTTTGAAGACGGCACTTTCCTAGGATACTCAAACAAGATTTCTGCAGGTGCAGATGTGACACCTAAAATGAATGCAAGTATAGTTGCACAATATCACAAACATAAAAACCAAGCACCTGTAAATAAAATTAAAGCAATGATTAATTCAGCATGGAAACACGCAAGTGGTTTAATTAAGAGTAGTAAATACCCAAAATCTGCGAAAGCATTAAAAATGAATAATCCTAGAGGCGATAAGTTCACCGAAAGTGGGTCAAAAACAAAGTTTGAAACAATCGCAAAGGAAATGAATGCAGAAGGGTTGAATTTTTATCAAGACGGAATGTACTATCCGTTTAGAAACAAACTTTTAGATGATTATGCAAAATATATCAAGTCACCAACAAACCTTGCACACTTATTAAACATTATAGGATTCTATACGTTCCCCAATGCAAAAGGAACAGCTTGTCCTTATAAACTGTTAGTTGGTTCAGAAAGTAGTTCAACAATTTCTGATGTTTCCAGTAATGAAGAAATGAAAGCTGTTTGTTATGCAACACCTAAACAATTAAAATCAGTGTCCATTCAAAGAACTGCAGGAACACAATCAATGACTTGTTATTGGAAATATGGAAAGAATAGTTATCAAATGCCTATAACTTTACGAACTCGTGCATCGGGTGGTTGGGCAGGTATAGCATTATATATGACATCAAGTGGAATAAAAATAAAATAAATTATGTATAAATTAGTAGAAGAAGCCGCAAAGGTATTAAGAGTACCACCTTTAGAATTTGACTTTAAAAATCCAACCCACGACCCAAAAGAAGTAGAGAAGAAACTCTCAGAAGCGATGAATAGGTTTGGTGGTCTTGGACTATCTGCAAATCAAGTTGGAGTAGATGTCAGAATGTTTGTAATGAGAACCCAAGATGGTATTCAAGCATTTTTTAATCCCGAACTTACTAGAGTATCCCAAGAAACAGACCTACTTAAAGAAGGGTGTTTATCGTTTCCCGATATATACCTTATGATAAAGAGAAGTAAAGTAGTAGAAATGAAATACTTCGATGCAACTGGTGAAGAACACGTTATTACACTTGAGGGTTTAGGTGCAAGATGTGTACAACATGAAATAGACCATTTAAATGGAATAGTGTTCTTACAACGTGCATCAAGAATGAAACTAGAACGTGCAATAAAGTCACGTCCAAAAGAAAAAGCGAAAAGACTAGAGTATGAAAAACGACAAGCCCTTGCAAAGTATATCCAATCCGTTCAATCTGATAAAGATTCCCAACCTAGTGAGTCAAAAGGAAGCGATGGAACTGATATTTTACCATCGGACTCACAAGCACAAGCGTAGTATTGGTGATGGTACGGATTACCGTGCAATAGATTATATACACATCCACACTCAGTGGATTCGAGACGTGTTCAATCGTATATCCTATGATTGTGTTTCTGAAATATTCCGTTGTACAGACCAAAAAGTTTACCCCGAAATGACAGCACTCAATGAATGGGAGATTGGGGGGGTTCAAAAACCACACTTAGACACTTACTCTACTATGGAAATAAAGGCCGATGAGGATTTTAAGGATTCATATAAACCTCATCGAGAATGGACACTCATACTCACTTTAAACGATAATTTTGGAGACGGAAGAACCTATTTTCCTGACCAAGATTATATCCACAAACCCACAGCGTGTGAAGGAATCCTGTTCCAAGGACTTTATCATCTTCATGGTGTAGAACCAGTCAGAAGATGCTCACGACACACGATTTCAATGTGGTTCACTGAAGACCCCGATAAGATACTCAGTGATGAAAGAACCCAAAATCTAGACCTAGATAACGTCACCATAAGACAACCTCACTAAGTTCCCATAGCTCAATCGGATAGAGCAACGGCCTTCTAAGCCGTAGGTTGTAGGTTCGACTCCTACTGGGAACACCAAAACCCCTAAAAACTCCTAAATGAGTGCTTGACTATGCCCTCACTTTTTTGGTATAATGTATATAGAAATGGGAAAAAGGAGTAAAAAATGAGTCACTTTTCAAACGATACGATAATAGACAACGTCACTACTGATGTGTGTTCTATGTCAGATGTGGATGTAGTATCTGCATTGAATTCAACAAACCTAACACTGGTGTCAAAATTCACTGGTGATAAAGTCCACGGTGCAGACATCATAGATTATGCGAAAACGGTCTTGATTAGTCAAATGGTTTATGGGTATAACTCATGAGTAGAATGACTTACGAAGGACTTGCTCAAGAGATAGCAGATAGTGTCAATGAGACAATTAAATGTGAAGTCAACCTTGGCGACACAATCAAAATGGAAACAGTAGAACAAATGATAATGGATAAAGCGTGTGAGGAAACTCCCAGTTATCTTGACCACTATGATGTAGCTGATTATGCTAGACCCCTAGTTGAATTTGACTGGATAGGTTGTTAATGAATACTTATCTTAAAGAAATAACTGATTGGAGCGATTGTGGAGTCAACGTTCCAAACCACACTTACATATTCAATGAGAAAAAACAGAATATTGGATATATCAAAACAGGGACTAAGGAAGAGATAATCTATTCCAAACCATCCAAACTATTTTCAAAAACAAGGAGAAAATTCATAACATTAAAAAGGTGATGCTTGACAATGCATACGCTTTTTTGTTAGCCTATAACCATGACAAATAAAAAGACTCAAAAAGACCAACTCGCCAAGTTAATGGCAACCGAGAATCTTACCATAGTACATAAGAAAGTTCCTACTGCATATTTCGATATGAAGAATAGGATTCTTTGTTGTCCTATATTTAAGGAAGATTTATCCTCAGAATTATATGACCTGTTTATGGGTCACGAAGTAGGTCATGCATTGAATACACCATATGAAGGTGTTCATAGTGCATTGACTAAAAATAGAACACTTAAAGGATACCTTAACGTTGTTGAAGACGTAAGGATTGAGAAAGCAATCAAAAACAAATATCCTGGCCTTAGGAAGTCATTCTTCACTGCATACAATGAATTGATGGGAATGGATTTCTTTGGTATCAAGGAAAGAGACCTTAATACAGACATTTCATTAATTGACAAAATCAACTTAATTACTAAAGTTGGTTCAAGGGTCAACATTCAACTATCCCCAGTAGAAGCAGATTTCTTGCAGATGGCAGAAGACTGTACCACTTGGGAAGAAGTTGAAGAATGTGCGACTGCGATTTACGAATGGTCTAAAGAAAATGAGACTAGGGATGAATTAGATAAATCCGTCCTTCCTCAGACTTTAGATATGCCTGACATGGAAGATGAAGATGGTGAAGAAATGGATTCTGATGATGGTGGAATCGAAGATGATGAAGACAACGATGAAGATGGTAGTGGTAGTGGTGAAGACGGCGAAGATGATGATGATGATGGAGATTCACTTCCCGATAACGTCACTAGTGGTGCTGGAGATTCTGCAGAAGATGAAGATGAAGCAACGGAAGACTCAACCAACTCAAGTGAAGAAGATGGTGAGAAATCAGAAGAGTCTACTGGAAGAAAAACTACTGGAAGAGACGGTGGTGAAGGTGGGTCTTATGATGATGAAGACGGCGCAAGGGAATCTATTACCGAACACCATGCACATAACAACGAAGAACAATTCATTTCAGAAGATAACACAATCAGTACAACGATTCTGTTAAAAGACAAATTTAAAAATACGAATAACTTTAAAGGTATGGTTCTTCCATATAAAAAGGTTATCGAAAACTTTGAAAGTTTCTTCGGTTCAAGTAAAGAAGCATTCTATATGGCAGAAGACCTTCCAAAATGGGAAAAGAAAGCTCAGATATCTTCTAGAAAACTTAAAGATAAAAATAAGAAGGTTGTTTCTCACATGGCGAAAGAATTCGAAATGAGACAAACTGCAATGAGAAGTGCAAAAGCATTCCAAGGTAAAACTGGAAAGTTGGATATGAATAGACTTGCAAAATATCAGATTGTTGATGATATCTTCAAAAAAGTGACATACCTTCCCGATGGCAAAAACCACGGACTACAGGTTATGCTTGATTGGAGTGGTTCTATTCACGCTGAATGTGCTGACCTTCTAGAACAAGCAATGGTCTTAGTTGACTTCTGCAGGAAGGTTCAAATACCTCATAGAGTTTACTTGTTCACTGATTCATACAATGGTGAAGGAATCAATGAGTTTGATAGATATGATTCAGATAGAGAAACTAGATTGATTGAACTGTTTTCAGATAAACAGTCTTCTAAAGATTTTAATAAAGCACACCAGTGTGTTGCTCATCTTTGGAATTGTCACAACTTCGAAGGTCGTGGTTATAGAAGTTTTGAAAAAGAAGTTCAAAAACATAACGACTGGTTTGAAGGATATGACCATATTGACCCTTATACTTGTTCTTACTATGACATTTCAAATATGAGAGAACCAAATGGATATAGATTAGGTGGTACACCTCTTGACCATTGTTTAAGTGCAATGAGAGTCCTAGTGCCTGAATTCAACTCAGAGTACGGTATCGAGAAATCAATCTTGACTGTAATCACTGATGGATTCTCACATAGGTCTAGACTGTTTTCGACTTCTGATGATGAATATGAGGAATCAAGAGAACAACAAGATAATTCTGATTATGGATGGAGAACTAACACTAAAAGATACTTAATCGACCCATTCCATAACAAATCATACATTTACAGTGATTCATCTATCCATGGTGACAATTCATTTGACCAAACTCAGAACATCCTAGAATGGATTTCTGCAGAGACTGGTTGTATTGTCACTGGGTACTTTGTATTGAATAAAAAACAAGACCTTTGGAATCTTTACAGAAACCTTCCTTCAATGGATGTCGATGTGGTTTGGAGACAAATCAGAAAAGAGGGTGTTGCATTCACGGTCAAAGGATATAACAAGTTGTTTCTAACTTCATCTAATGCACTAAGTGTTGCAGGTGATTCAGAGTTAGATGATGAATTGATAGGTGCGACTAAGAGAAAACTCTTGGGTGCATTTAAGAAAAACCAAAGTTCAAAAACCACTTCAAGGTTCTTGACTAATGAATTTATAAAGGAGATAGCATAATGAGGACAAGAGACCCATTGAGAGTAGACGAAGCATACTACGTTAATAATGACCCAAATTACAGTGCATTTGCTGATGCAATCACGGATGTTGGGCCGTCACCATGCGAAAAGTTTGAGTGTAGTAATCGAGAGATATGTGCCGCCCAAGCAATTGAATGTAAGGCATTTAGAGTTTGGACTAATGAAGGTGAAGACGTTTATGGAAGACATAAGTTTCAGAATAGGAAGGGTAATTATCCTAAACCTATTATTGAATCCACTAAAATTTTACTACAACCTGTGAAATAAGCTTGACAATGACTACGCTTTTTTCGTATAATATAAAGGATGGGAAAACAAATTAATAACTGCAAAAACATAGGAGATAATATGATTAATGCAAAACTAAAAACCGAGATTTCTAAAATCTCGTCACTGGCAACTTTGAATGAATTGTCAGCGTATATTGGGTCTTGTAAGACTGCACTTGGTAAATCTACCATTAGTGCTGGTGACAAGGTCTATGTGGTACAGAAAACCAAGAAAACACTTGGTACTGTTATCAAAGTGAAAATCAAAAGGGCGACTGTCGAACTTCCGAATGGAAGATATTCGGTTCCTCTTGGAATGTTGGAGGCAGCGTAATGACTGATAGAAGTTATAATAGAAGTGAGTCCATTGTCATTTGTGACAAGGACTTCAATTTTACACCCGATAGGAAGGAATTCCTTGCTGGGTTAACGTCCACTTTTCCGAATCAGACGGTCTTCACTAAAGAAGACTTTGATTCGATTGGTGGAATGCCTTACTGGGTTAAATCATCTAGGTATGATTTCAAAGTTGGTGCAAATACCTTTAACCTTGAAGCTGCAATCAGTGGATACAATGGTGGTTATGAACCACAAAATGTGACCCCGATTATTGCACCTAGTGTTAAACCTGCACCAGTTCCTGCAGTGAACAATCCAGTTCAAATGCCAGTCGCAGCTAAAACTGCTTCGGTAAACCTTTTGGATAATGTGAAAATCATTCCCGAAAGAATGTCGAACTATGTTCCTTTTGGACATTTCAAGGATGTTAAAAACATCATCAAATCCAAATTATTCTTTCCAGTGTTCGTCACTGGTCTGAGTGGTAATGGTAAAACATTGATGATTGAACAAACTTGTGCTCAATTGAAGAGAGAACTTTTCAGAGTCAACATCACCATCGAAACTGATGAAGATGATTTGATGGGTGGACATACTTTACAGGGTGGCGACATCATGTTTAGAGAAGGCCCAGTTATCAAAGCAATGAGAAAAGGCGCTGTCCTTCTTCTTGATGAAGTTGATTTGGGTTCTAACAAGTTGATGTGTTTACAATCAGTTCTTGAAGGTAAAGGATACCTTATCAAGAAAACTGGTGAGTGGGTTTCACCTGCAAAAGGTTTCTCGATTCTTGCAACTGCAAATACTAAGGGTCAAGGTTCGGATGATGGAAAGTTCATAGGAACTCAAATCATGAACGAGGCGATGCTTGAGAGATTTGCGATTACAATGCAACAAGAATATCCACCAGTGAAAACTGAGAAGTCAATCCTTGCAAAAGAAATGGAATTGACTGGTGAAGTCGATGAAGACTTTGTCGAGAAACTTGTTGACTGGGCAGACATTATCAGAAAATCCTACTATGAAGGTGCGATTGACGATGTTGTCACTACTAGAAGGTTGGTTCACATTGTGAATGCTTTCAGAATGTTCAATGACAAAATGAAGTCCATTGAAATGTGCATTTCAAGGTTTGATGAAGAAACAAGAGTTTCGATTCTTGACCTCTACACTAAGATTGACGATGGAGTTGACCTTGATGAAGAAGTAGTTTCTGAAAACCCTATTGACGAATCAGAGTCTGAGGAGTATAATGGATAGTATGACTGAGACTGAATACAAGTATAACGAAGGAGCTCTGATTAAGGAGCTCCACTCGTATATTGACTCAACCTATGACCAACATTATAGTTTGAACCAGTATCAAGCAACTGAATTTATCATTGACGCTGGTCATGGTGAAGGATTCTGTATTGGGAACGTGTTGAAATATGCACAACGATATGGTAAAAAGGGTGGTAAAAATAGGGCAGACCTTCTAAAGGTTCTACACTATGCTATCATACAATTATATATTCATGATATGGAGAAACTAAATGATGAAAATAAGTGATAATACAAAAGATGTTCTAAAGAACTTCTCAACTATTAATTCGGGAATCCGAGTTAAACAAGGAAATAAGTTAGAGACGATTTCCAATATGAAAAATATTCTTGCAGTAGCAACTGTAAGTGAATCGTTCCCAACTAATTTTTCTATATACAATTTGCCTGAATTCTTGGGTGCAACTTCCTTAATGGAAGACCCCGATTTCAATTTTGGTGAAACCTCATTATCGATTGCAGATAATAATTCTAAACTTGCATATTTTTATGCATCTGAAGGAATGGTTGTTGCACCCGATAAAATTATAACAATGCCTGATGCAGAGATTGAATTCGCAGTGACCTCAACCTTGTTGAACGACCTGCAGAAAGCATCAAGTGTCCTAGGAGTGAATGACCTAGTGTTAGGTTCTGATGGTACGTCCATTAGTCTAACTGTATGTGATAAGAAGAATCCAACTTCTAACACCTTCTCACGAGTAGTGGGTGAAGGGGATGGAACTACTTTTTCAATGAACTTTAAGATTGAGAATCTTAAAATTCTTACTGGGAACTATAATGTCTCAGTATCATCTAAAGGTATCTCACATTTTGTGAACTCAGATATCGATTTAGAGTATTTTATTGCACTAGAACCCGACTCAAAGTACGGTTCGTAGTATAAATAAATATGAAATGGTAGTTGTTTATCTCAACATTACCATGGGAGTGCATCCGTCTCATCATTCTACACTGGTGATGCACACACAAACTAAGGTGGGGTAGTTTGACTTTTTTATATATTATGAATGGATGTGACAATGACTGAAGAATTTTTATTTGTCGAGAAATATCGACCCCAAACAATTGAGGATACAATACTTCCTCAACAATTCAAAAACCAATTTAAAGAGTTTGTGACCAAGGGAGAAATCCCTAATTTACTATTAAGTGGTTCTGCAGGTTGTGGTAAAACTACAATCGCAAGAGCATTGTGTAATGAACTGGGTGCAGACTATATCATCATCAATGGTTCTGATGAAGGACGATTGATTGATACACTTCGAACAAAAATCAAAAACTTTGCATCGACTGTATCACTTCAAGGTGGCCCAAAAGTGGTCATTCTCGATGAAGCAGATTACATAAGTGCTGAAAGTGTTCAACCTGCATTGAGAGGATTCATAGAAGAGTTCTCTTCTAATTGTAGATTCATATTTACTTGTAATTACAAAAACAGGATTATCCCTGCACTGCACTCAAGAACAACTGTAATTGATTTCAAAATCAATCCTGCAGAGAGACCAGTCCTTGCAGGACATATGTTGGATAGATGTATACGAATATGTGTACAAGAAAACATTCAGGCAGAAGAGAGAGTCCTTGCAGAATTAGTTATGAGATTCTTTCCCGACTTTAGACGTGTTCTAAATGAAATGCAAAGATACGGAGTTAGTGGTGTAATTGATTCGGGTCTACTATCATCTTTGAATGAAGAGAAGCTTCGACCTTTAATAAATATGATTAGAGAAAAGAATTGGAAAGGAATGCGAAAGTGGGTTGGTCAAAATTCTGATAACGACTTCTCAGATTTATTCCGAAAACTGTTTAATGCACTTGAGACTGAACTTGAACCAACTTCAGTTCCTGCGTGTGTTTTAATCATTGCAGATTATCAATATAAAGCTGCATTTTCCATGGACGATGAAATTAACTTTATCGCCTGTTTGACTGAAATAATGTCGGAGTGTAAATTCAAATGACACAATATGACGATAGAGTACAATATCAAAGAGACTTATTAAAAGCAGAAGAGTGGGCAAAAACTTCTGCCTCAATCCATGTTCATTCAACTGATACAATGTGGTATGACAATAGACCCCAAGACACTAAAAAAGGTACTGTGACTGATACTATATACAATAGTGGTCTCGTTGTTAGAACACGAAATGGTAAACACATACACACCTTTGGTGAACGACTTACTGGTGAAGAACTAGTGCGTTCATTTATACGCCACCAATCATAATGACTAAACGTAATCCTTTTGACTTTGTCAAGTCCGTATCCTATGATAAAAAAGATATCATGGTGGATGAGGTAGAAGAAAAAAATTACGCACCATTCCTTATAAACAAATCTTTGTCTTACCACCAAGATTCTGTTTTCATGACTAACGAGATGAATAATCGACACCACCTCGACAATCGTCTTCAATACGTCTTTTTACTAAATACTCTTAGAAAAAGACAAAGGTTTTCCAAATGGGAAAAACCATATGTTAGTAAAAAACTCGATACAATAAAAAAGTATTATCAAATATCAACACTGAAAGCAAAAGAGTACATGGAAGTGTTAACCGATAAGCAGTATCGTGAACTGAAAAACAGAATGAAAACTGGTGGACAAAGTAATGATTGACAATGAGGCTTTAGTATCGGAATTGGTAGAAATTACCTTCCCCGAAAAAGACGATTTCCTAAAGATAAGAGAAACACTATCTAGAATTGGTGTAGCATCTCGTAAAGACAATGAACTGTTCCAGTCATGTCATATCCTTCACAAACGTGGTAAGTACTATATTGTACACTTCAAAGAATTATTCAAACTAGACGGTAAACCAACATCCATAGACGAAGGAGACATAGGTCGCAGAAACACTATCGTGACACTTCTAGAACAATGGAAGCTTCTCTCAGTACTCGATAAGAGTAAAATCGAAGAACCTGTTGCACCGTTATCTCAAATCAAAATCATTCCATTTAAAGATAAATCCGAGTGGAAATTGACTACAAAATACACTATCGGCACCAATAAAACCTAAATACTCCTGAAAATAACTTAACTAGGAGAATTTTATGTTAGAATTTCTACAATGGGTTATAGCATGGGTACAAGTGATTCCTTTTATAGTAATGGGTGCTTCTTTGATAGCAGCCTTAACACCAACACCGATAGATGATGGTATAGTGAAAAAGTGCTACAAAGTCATAGACTGGTGCGCTTTAAATGTGTTAAAAGCAAAGGACTAAATAAAGATAACACTGAATTAAATCGGAGAAAATTATGGAATATATAATCATAGCATTAGTTGCAGCTGCAGTCATTTACACTTTCGTAGAACATATGAGAAGTGATAAGAAATCTGCACCAGTAAGTAAACCTGTTAAAGCAGTTAAGAAAAGCACACCTAGTGTTGCTCAACTTAAAAAACTTACTAAAGTACAACTACTAGAACTCGCAGATAAGAACAACATCAAAGTAAAACGAAGTGGTTCTAAAGCGGAAGTGGTTAAGACTATTGCAAGTCATAAATAGGTGAATTGACACAATCTTTAAAGGGGTCTTCGAGACCCCTTTTTTTTGTCTGAAACATATCCACAAGTGAATACTTTGTGAATTTATCATAAATCAGAGAGTCGATTTCCTAAATAGTGATATGGAAAGTATATTTGGATTGATAAGTGAAGTGGGAGCCCCGATTGCAGGAAGTCTTGTGATGGGTTTTTTCATCTTTACGGTGATAAAACAGATTCTTGAAGGTGTTGTTGACGATATCAAAACACTCACAATGTTCTGTACATCTTTAGAAAATCGTGCGAGAACGATGTCTAACGAAATGATTAAGATAGATTTACTAGTGTCAAGTGCTTTGGAGCTTCGTCCCGACATCGAACGAGTCGCAAGAGCAGAAAACTTCATAGAGGACGGTAGGCTAGACGTAAGAAGAGATTAAATTATGGAAAATATTGCACAACTGATATCAGAATATGGTTTCCCTATTGTCATGATGGTAGGACTTGGATACTTTGTTTACTACATTTGGTGGTTTGTTGGTGAAAACCTCGAACCCGAAGTGGAGAAACAGCATTTTGCACTGATAAAACTTATCGACCAAGTGAGAATGTTAGACCAAGATTTAATTCGTTTACAGCAAAAGGTAAACGTAGTCCTCGAAATGAAAGAGAATGATAAGAAGAAGGAAACGACAAAGAATGAAACTAAAAAAAGATAGAGAATTATTAGTAGTTGGTTGGATAATACTGATTACATTTTTTGCATCATCAATCGAAGCAGATGAGATTGTGCATAAATTTAAGAGTCCAAGTTTCAGTGGAGTTGGACAAAGTTCGCATTATTTGACAATCGAGAATCAAGAGAAGTCAAGACGTGACAAGATAAAGCAAGACGTTGAAGATGCTCTGAATAAAGCAGAAAGAGAAGAAAAGAATACAACGCTTGCAAAATTTTTAAGAAATGTCGAGAGCAGAATTTATGCTCAGATAGCGAAACAATTAGTAGAGAATATGTTTAGTAATGGAGAGGCGGCTTCTTATGGAGTCTTTTCAATTGAAGGAAACACGGTGACATATGAAAAACTAGTCGGAGAGGATGGTGTAGAGTTCATCAGATTAACGATTGTTTCTTCAGATGGAACTACAACAACATTAGATATACCTGTAGGTACTGGTAGTTTTTAAATGAAAAACTTAGGGATTGTAGGACTGATACTGGTCTTGCTCGTCAGTGGATGTGCAAGTGTGCCAAGTGTAAATGACACTTGTACTACTGCAATTATGAATAAGATAGGACAATGCATCGAGGATGCAGAGGTTGTCAAACTTCCTACCCATTTAGAATTATTAGAATTACCACCTGCAGAAAATATGCCAGTGGTTGCAGTCTACGGATTCCTAGATAAAACAGGCCAACGTAAGAGTAAAGATGGAATTGCATCTTTCTCAACTGCAGTGACACAAGGTGGGGAATCTTTTCTTATCGATGCACTTAAAACTGCAGGTAAGGGAAAATGGTTTAGAGTAGTAGAACGTACAAGTTTAGATGCACTTGTAAGAGAACGTCAAATCGTTCGTTCTGCTAGAGAAGATTTTGCAAATCAAGAGGGTAATGAAGATTCCCCGAAAGGGATACAACCCCTCTTGTTTGCAGGAATCCTACTTGACGGTGGGATAGTTGGTTATGATACTAACATTGAATCGGGTGGCCGAGGCGCAAGATACTTAGGTATCGGAGCTTCTAATCAATACCGAAGAGATGTGGTCACGGTAAGTTTGAGAGGAATATCAACACTTACTGGCGAAATATTACTTAATGTACAAGTCACCAAGACTATTTTATCGACTGGTGGTGGGTACGATGTATTCCGTTTTGTGGACATGGACACAAAATTAGTGGAAATTGAGGATGGCGTAGCAATGAACGAAGGAATCACGAAAGCGACTCGTTCTGCAATTGAACTTGCTGTCCTAGAATTAATCTATCAAGGTGATGAAAGAGGATATTGGAAGATAAATTGGCCGATAACTGAATCTAAAATAAAAGAGGAAGTGTCAGACTTTTTAGACGAAAACCAAATCGTTTTAGTCACAGAAGGAGAAACAAATGAAGAATAAATTTATTTCACTCATTATGTTAACATTAGGTCTACTACCTGCAACTTTATATGCAGGAGCAGACGATAACGAAATTTGGTTAAATCAATCGGGTACAGGACTTGTATTGAATTTCACTCAGAAAGGTTATGGAAACAAAGTCGGTTTAGATGATTTCTCAGGAACATCTGCTGATATGGTTTTAACTGGTGCATCGAATACGTTTACACTTATCCAATATGGAGACACTAACAAACTATTTGGGCCTATGATTGCTGACTCAGCAACGATAAACCTTACCTTCACTGGTGATTCAAACTCAATGGATTGGAACATTGGTCAAAATAGTGCTGACAGTTTAAATATGTTAAGTGCTGTCACTGGTAGTTCTAACACTTGGAATATTGATATTGGTGCAAATGCTTCAGCTGAATACTTAAACTACGATTTAGTAGTTGGTGGTTCAAGTAATATATTTACAACTGTTGTTGATTCAGATAATGCTGTTTGGAATTGGACTATTACAGGTTCAACAAATGACGTTAACACTAATCAATCAGATGCAACCGATAACTCTATTACTGCAGTCTTAACTGGTTCAGGAAATGATATAGACATCATTCAGAAATCAGGTTCAGATACAGGTTGTCCTTCAGGTCAATCTTGTAGTGGTATTATTGACGTGACTTTCGTGACATCTAATGGAAATATTGACATCGTTCAAAAAGACGATAACGATTCTTAGTATTTTACTGATTGGGTCGGTTAATGCTGACTCGATTGGTGAAATCATTGAGGATAAAGGGTACGCAGGACTTTCAAGGGACGGTACTAAAACTGTTCTATTGGCGTCTGAAAGACCCGATGTGCTGATGTATGATACAGCACAAACACAAAACGGACGAATGAAAATAAAGTTCGAAGGCGAAGAAGAACTTTCATTAACAGAACATTCTAAAGTTTGGATTGATGAGGTCTATTATGACCCCGACCCATCACTCTCAAAAATGTCATTACGAATGGCACAAGGCACCGCTCGATTTGCTTCGGGATTTGGTGGCAAAATAAAGAAAGCGAATATTGATATTACAACGCCGACTGCTACTATTGCAGTTAGAGGCACCGATTTCACAACAAGTATTGATGAATTAGGACGCTCACTTGTTATGCTTTTGCCAGACAAATGGGGTGCGCCTTCAGGAGTCATTATAGTGTCGAATGCAGGTGGTAGTGTAATAATGGATGAGGCATACCAAGCAACAATGGTATCCACTTATGATGATTCGCCAACTAAACCAGTGACTGTAAATGGTGTAGACATCAATCTGATTGATAATATGTTTATTGTCAGTCCACCCGATGAGGTTTCCGACCAAGTTTCAGAAGAATCAGGTGGTGGAGAAAATGATGCTAACAATATTCTTGATGTAGACTTTTTAGAGTTCAACGATTTAGAAACGGACTACTTTAAAGACGATGAGCTAGAATATTCAGAGTTAGATAGAGATTTATTGGATGTTGATTTCTTACAAGATTTGCTCGATATTATATTAGACATTGACAAAAAAGTGGGTATAGATAGAGAAAGAGCAAAATTTGGAAGTGTTCGATTAGAGGGTACTTCTGCAGGTTTCGACAAAGACTCTCAATATAATACAATTATAGACAAGGGTCTTGGTCAAATATGGTTCTACAGGGAAGTGAATGGAATTATTTCAATCAAGATTCCCATGTTTGCACAAGCAGATATTAGGACTATAACAGACGAAAAAGAGTCACATATTGTGGTGGGTGATGGTTCGTCTATAAATATAACTATTACCCAAACAAACTAGGAGAAACTATGTTAGATATGTTAAGTAAACTCAGAGCGTGGCATGAAGACCAAGTGTTTGGATTTCAAAATGCAATGAGACTAGACGATTACCATATGATGTGGATTTCATTCGCTGAAGGAGTAGTCCTTACTCTATTATTTGTATGGTTGTGTGGTTAATATGGATTTAGGTGCGAAGTTATTAACAGGTGCAGTGGTACTCCTTTGTCTAGGATTATCATTTAAGGCATTTGGTGGTGATGATAACACCATTAATATTAATCAAGTTGCAGCCTCAACTAATCTTGACTTCAGTATCACGCAGGAAGGTTTTGATAATCGTGTATTCTTTTCTATAGGTGATATTGATGATTCTTCAATAGATATATATCAAGTTGGAAACAATCAAGAAATAGGTTGGACAGATGATATTGTCTTATGGGGGTCAGGTGCAAGTTGGGGTGGTGATGTAGATTACGATGACCAAGATTTAAAACTTTGGCAGAATTGTACAAAAGGTGATGATTGCAACACTAATGATATTCAGTTTCATATTTCATATGGAACAAATAATAAGTTTTGGTGGGCTCAAGGATTTGAAATCTCAAGTAGAACTGATACATCTTGGGCAAAAGATAACACTGAAGGTGGTGGTCATTGGGTCACTGTAGATATTCACGGTAATAATAATACAATTGTAGGACAACAAAGAAATTGTTCAACTGGTGCTTGTGATGGTCATAAAGCAAAAATCTATCTTTATGGTGATAACAATTCTGTTTTCGGTAAACAAAAAGCAGATGGTACAAAAGAATTTTATTTAACCATTAATAACGATGGTAATACCGTTGATTACTTACAAGACGGAAATGGTGAACACAACTCAAACATTACCATAAATGGAAATTATCCAACCACACTTAATATTTCACAACATTCCAATACAACTCAAAATTATACGTTGTCTCAAAATTGTCAGACAGTAGGTGGTTGCACAGTAAGTGTCACGCAAAACTAATGAGCATAAAAGCGAAAGCAATAAGATTCTTAGAATGGTGTCTAGGTAGGGTAATCAAATGGAAGTAGAATGTCCTAAAGAATATTACGAATGTCTCACCGAATCAGAATACGATGAGATTTTAGAAATCTTTGAAGAGAATGAAATCGTAATGCCCGAAACACTCGCACCATTGGGTGATGGTGAAGCCGCAGCCAATTTTGTTTGGCAAGTGTTGTTTCTAAATCCGTTGGAACTAATCTACATAGGTATATCAATGTCAGTATTAGCATTCTACGGACTATCTATATACTATATGTTCAAAAAGATACAGAAGAAATTTTCATGACACCCGAAGAACGAATAGAACAAGAAGTTAACGAATATCGCAAAAACCAAAAGAGAAAACAAATCTCTAGGGTCACATCAATAATGCTAGCACTTGCATTGTTAGGTATTTGTATATGGATATTCTTTTACGCTATGCCGTCATTTGAATAATGTACTCTTGGAAAACCGTATTAGTCACGATAGGGTTATTATTTGGACTTAAAATTTGGAATCCGATGTTCATCGAGAACATCTCATGGTCGTGGTTCGATTACCTACACAGCACACATAGTGTCGAAGAGTACAATCCTGAATCGGGACTTCCTGAAATAATACTGGTTGATATTGATGAAAAGTCAGTAGAACAACACGGTCAATTACCATTCCCACGCAAAATATACGCAGATAAACTACTAGAATCACACTGGTCTAACACTTATGTGTTCACGCAAGTGTTCTCAGAACCCGATAGATTCGGTGGAGATGAGGAATTTGCGACTGCTTTGGTCAATAGATTGTCCATTTTATCGTCAGCACCCACAATTCAGACCCAAAAAGGGTCATCTCCCTTTGTCGGAACTAGTACTTTGGGGTCAGGAGACGCTAAAAACGCAGTATGGGGGACGCCAGGGGTGCTCAGTCCCATTCCTGTACTAGAGGGAAATACCTATGGAGTAGGGGTCACAACTGCAACTCCTAGTCAATCGGGTACTCCAAATTTTGACGGAACCATACGTTCTGCACCATTACTGATGCAGGCGAACGGACAGATATATCCATCACTCGCAGTTGAAGTGTTAAGAGCATTTAATGACGAAAAATCTTATCAGATGAAAGTCACTGAAGAGGTTGGAGTAGAATGGGTCAGAGTTGGAAGACAAAAACCCATATCCACAACACCTCAAGGTGATTTAATGATAAGTTATTGGAATAAGTTTAAACGTTATTCCTTCACTGATGAATTACCTGAAAACGCTATTCTTGTGTTTGGGGTGACTGCTGAAGGATGGAACAATCCAGTTTCAACCCCAATGGGAGTAATGTATCCTCACGAAGTACAAGCGAATCTGATACAAACCGCCTTGACAGGAATTCAAATAAAGCAATCCTACTTTCTTGAATTCGTAGAAATTGTTCTTCTTCTGTCAGTTCTATTAATTGTGTTGGTAATGGTTTATAAGCTTCCCACAGCTCTTTCGGGGACATTCTCTCTAGGACTCGTAGTACTTCAGGTGGGTGGGAGTTTCTATATTTGGTCTTCAAGTCTCGTTCTTTTCGATACCTTCTTTTCATCTTTGGCCTCCTTGATTGTGTTCGGTCATGCATCTTTCAACAAATACTATGTCACCTTTCAAGAAAAGCAACAAATAAAGAAGCAGTTCCAAAAATATTTATCTCCTGACATGATTGAAGAACTCCAAAAAGACCCCTCAAAATTGAAACTTGGTGGAGATAGAAAGGAGATGACCTTCATGTTTATGGACATCATCGGATTCACCCCCATAAGCGAACATTATATGAAACAAGATGACCCCGAAGGTTTAGTAGAATTAATTAACAAATTCCTTGATATGCAAACCAAGATAATTCTAAATAATGGTGGAACCATTGACAAATACATGGGCGACTGTATCATGAGTTTTTGGAATGCTCCTATGGAGTGTAAAGACCATGCTGACCTCGCAGTCAAATCTGCACTGGAAGTGTTAGAAGCAACAAAGGAATTGAATGAAGAACTTAA